TGTCAGATTCGTGGATTGACAGGCGTCTTCGAGAGGTTTTCGTCAATAAACGTGACTTTCAGATGTCTGAATTGCCTGTTTTGTAGCTACCTGTCATGATTGCCTCAGAAAAAACGCTATAAACTCTTTATATGAGGCTAGATATTACCTAGTAGTTAATATGTAACGCTATAGAGAAAGTTTATAGCCGTTTTTTCTAGGCACGAGGAGGACGTGTGGAACAGTGGTTGCGTTTGCTGGATTTCCCTGGATACTCTGTCAGCAACATGGGACGGGTGCGGAATGATAGNACCTCAAGCATCTTAGCGTTGGGGCATTCGAAGTCCAACCATCCATTCGTGAAGATGTGGCGTCATGAACGCCAAGTAACAAGAGGCGTTGCNCTTTTAGTGGCTCAAGCGTTCGTGCCGTTGCCAGCTCACAGGTACAACACTCCGACGCCTATCCATCTTGACGGTGACGCCACCAATTGCCAAGCAGACAATCTGACGTGGCGTCCTCGATGGTTCGCGAACAAGCATGCTCGTCAGTTCACGATGAACCTCGAGAACCCTAATCGAGTGCGAAATATCGACACAGGAGTCGAGTACGACAGTGTCTGGAGTATCGTCTTCGAGCAAGGAGTACTTTTCAACGACGTCGTCAAGTCCATCATTAACAAAACCTACGTCTATCCACTATTTCAGAGATTCGAGTGGGTCGATCCTGACTAGGTAAAAACTCGCAGGAAAAACATGGATTATAATAGATGGAGTAGAATGTGCCTCTTGTACTGCTTCTCAATTTTAAGGAGGTGCTGTGGCTGCTAACAGAGAGAACGCGTACCAAGCAGGCTTGATCGCTCGTATCAGTATGCGATTTCCTGGCTGTTTCGTTTTGAAGAATGACGAACAGTACATCCAGGGCATCCCTGATCTTACGATCTTGCATCAAGGTCGTTGGGCCGCGCTTGAAGTGAAACGAAGCAAGGACGAACCGTTCAGACCCAACCAGGAATATTATCTCGAAAGACTGAACGAGCTGGGCTTCGCGTCCGTCATCTATCCGGAGAACGAAGCAGAGGTGCTTGATGCGATTCAAAGAGCATTCGAACCTTAACGGGACCCATGCGCTTCTGAGTCCAAGCACCTACCATTGGGTGAACTACGACCAAGACAAACTGGACGTCAGAGTCACCTTGGCTTTCGCGGCCAAACGCGGCAGCGATTTACATGACTTCGCTCAACGAGCGATTACGTTAGGCGTCAAGCTTCCAGACACGACACAAACGCTGAACGCCTACGTGAATGATGCTATCGGCTTTCGAATGACGCCAGAACAGACGCTGTTCTATTCCTATAACTGTTATGGCACTGCTGACGCTATCTCGTTTAGAAACAACAAACTTCGGATACATGATCTTAAGACGGGGCTTACGCCAGTCAAGGTCACGCAACTCGAAGTGTATGCGGCATTGTTCTGCCTCGAATATGGTTTCAAGCCAATGGACATTGAAATCGAACTTCGAATTTATCAGAACGATGAGGTTCAAATCTATGATGGCGATCCTTTAACGATCATGAGTATCATGGACAAGATCATTGTATTTGACCGCCGCATCGAGGAGCTCAGGATGGAGGCTTACGGATGATCATTCCTGAGGACGACTACCTCGAGCACTACGGTATTCTCCGTAGGTCTGGTAGATATCCTTGGGGCTCTGGCGGACCCGAGAAAGCTAGCAACAAGAGCTTCTTGGGCTACGTGGCCCAGTTGCAGAAGCAGGGTCTCAGCGAAACTGAGATTGCTGAAGGTATTGGGGTTACGACAACCCAACTTCGTGCAGCCAAATCGATTGCTCGTAACGAAGAGCGGCAGAACGACATCAATACGGCTCAACGACTTGCCGACAAGGGCATGTCGAATGTGGCCATTGCGGAACGAATGGGAAAGCCTGAAGCCACTGTCCGATCTCTGCTGGCTCCCGGTGTCAAGGATAGAGCCGATATTCTTATGAGCACCAGCACCATGCTCAAAGGACAGGTCGCCGCCAAGAAGTACATCGACATCGGTACTGGTGTCGAGAATCAACTTGGCATCAGTCAGACCAAATTGGCCACTGCTGTGGCGGTTCTTCAAGAAGAAGGCTACAAAGTCCACTATCTGAAGGTGAAGCAGCTCGGCACTGGAAAGCAAACCACTGTCAAGGTGCTCACTGCTCCTGACGTTCCCTATTCGGAGGTGTCTGCTAATCGTGCTAATATCAAGCAGATTCAGTCGTTCTCCGAAGACGGTGGGCGATCGTACATCGGGATCCAAACACCGCTGTCTATCTCCAGCAAGCGAATTGGAATACGTTACGCGGAAGATGGAGGCGCGGATTCTGACGGCGTCATCCACGTTCGGCCTAATATCGACGATATCAGCCTGGGCAGTGCTCGATATGCTCAGGTCCGGATTGCAGTCGATGGAACGCATTATCTCAAAGGCATGGCAATGTACAAAGAAGATCTTCCGCAAGGTGTAGATCTTCTTTTCAATACGAATAAAAAGAACACGGGCAACAAGCTCGACGCGATGAAAGCAATAAAAGACGACCCCGACAACCCATTCGGCGCCGTTGTTCGGCAGAGGATCAACCCCAAGACGGGCAAGGTCAATTCTGCCATGAACATCGTCAACGAAGAAGGCGATTGGGATCGTTGGTCTAAGAATCTATCTTCACAGATGTTGTCGAAACAGAGTCCTGCTTTGGCCAAGCTGCAACTCGACATGTTGTTTGAACGAAAGCAACGTGAATTCGACGACATCATGTCATTGACAAACCCCACTGTTCGCCAAAAGTTGCTTGAAGGTTTTGCCGATAGTGCTGATTCGGCTTCGGTAAGCTTGAAAGCTGCTGCGCTCCCTCGCCAGCGATCCAATGTAATTCTTCCTATGAACACTCTTCCTGAAAATCAGATCTATGCGCCGAACTTTAGGCATGGCGAGCGAGTGGTTCTCATTCGCTACCCTCATGGCGGTGTGTTTGAGATTCCAGAGCTGACGGTCAACAACCGTCATCCTCAAGCACGTACTGCTTTGGGCAATGCCAAAGATGCGGTCGGCATCAACGCAAAAGTAGCAGAACGTTTGTCTGGCGCCGACTTCGATGGTGACACAGTTCTTGTCATCCCCAATAACAGGCGGCAGGTCAAGACTTCGCCTGCGCTCGAAGGGCTGAAAGGTTTCGATCCGCAACGGTCTTACCCAGCGTACGAGGGTATGAAAGTTATGACGGCCAGAACCAAAGCCATTCAAATGGGTGAAGTATCGAATCTCATCACGGATATGACAATCCATGGTGCGACCCATCAAGAACTAGCGCGTGCTGTTCGTCATTCGATGGTGGTCATCGACGCCGAGAAGCACAAGCTTAATTGGAAGCAATCGGCCATTGATAATGGCATTGCCCAACTCAAGACTAAATATCAAGGCGGTCCTCGAGCAGGCGCCTCAACCTTGATTTCACGCGCCCGATCTCAGGTACATATTCCCGAAAGAAAACCCCGCCCTGCTGCAGAAGGCGGTCCAGTTGACAAGATGACTGGACAGAAGGTGTTTGTTCCTACGGGCGCAACGATAACAAATAGGAAAGGCCAGACTGTACTGCGTACCATTAAGTCCAGGAAACTGGCCGAAACGCAGGACGCCCACACACTGTCTTCGGGGACCACAATTGAGAAGGTCTATGCAGACCACTCCAATAGATTGAAGGACTTGGCTAATAAGGCACGACAGATCGCAGTCACCACGAAGCCTAATCCATACAGCCCGTCTGCAAAGTCGGCTTATGAACCCCAGGTTTCATCCCTCCGTGCCAAACTCGCCATAGCTGAGAAAAACGCCCCTCTTGAAAGACAGGCCCAGCTCATAGCAAACGCCATAGTCCGGGCAAAGCTGGATGCCAATCCAGACATGGAACCTTCAGATCGTAAGAAGATCGAAGGTTTGGCTTTGGCTGAGGCCCGCGTGAGAACAGGCGCCGGCAAACAGCGCATCGACATCACGCCTCAGGAATGGGCTGCCATCCAGGCTGGTGCTATCAGTACTAACACACTGAAGAAGATACTGAACAACGCAGATCAAGAGAAGGTGAAGGAACTAGCTACACCGAGAACCAAGATCGCTATGACTCCTGCCAAGACTGCTCGTGCTCGGATCATGCTTGATCTTGGCTACACGCAGGCAGAGGTTGCGGATCAGATCGGTGTGTCTCTTACTACACTCAAGAACGCTCTGTAGAAAGGAGAGAGTGATGGTGCACATGCTGACTACCGTGGAC